GAGCCGCCACTACCAGCGCCCCCACCACCACCGACGGCCGCATTGCCAGCAAATCCGCTAGCGACCCCGGCTAATCCACTGTAAGCGTCTTTAAGGGCTTGAACGTCGAATAGGTTTTGCGCTAGTTGTCTTTGTAGTTCGTTGAATACGCGGGTCGACCCGTTCTCAAATTCGTTTAAGGGTCGTAGGAAATTTTGGAAACCGCGCCCAAAGTCCACTAGCGCCACTAGGTCTCTGGCTAGTTCGCTGCCAATGCTTTGTAAGACTGGTTCTAGGTCTTTCATGGCTTGCATTAGTTCGTCAGTTTTGGCAGTTGAGTTACCTAGTGAGGTGATGAATCCGCGGCCGAATGACTCTTGCAGCTCTGAGAACGCGACTGTGAGCCGGTTGAGTTGCCCTTGATATGTGCCTGCGGCTGTCTCGGCTTGCCCACCGAACGTGTCGGCTAGGGCTTGAGTTATCTCTTTCATGTTGCCGGTGCGTAATGTTGCGGCGTCTAGCCCTACGCCGAGTTTGCCGAGCCCTACCGTATTCCCGTCGTAGGCTTTGCCGAGGGCCGCGGCGACACTTTCAAGGCTTTTGCCTGTGCCTGCTGCGATGTCTTGCGCAAGTTTAAGGGCGTTGGTGGCGGTCCCGACATCTTGCGTGGACCTAATTAGGCGATCGAACGCGGGGCGCAATTCGTCATCCGCGACACCCGTAAGTCTTTGTTGTGAGTCAATAAATGACTCGACCTGAGTGGTGGCCTGCTCTAATCCTAGGTTACCTAGGGTCGTGGCTAGTTTTGCAGCTGCGGCTTCATCGGCTACAAACGCCTGCACGCCGTCTACCGCGAACTTGGCGGCCATAGCCCCCGCCGCGATACCGACACCAAGCAGCGCGGGCCCTAAGACGTTGGCCATCTTTGAGCCGATGTTGTCGACGTGCCCACCAAACCCGGTAACCGAGTTTTCCGCCGAGGTCATGTTGCGCTTAAAATTTGCGGTGTCTGCCGCAAGGTAGACCATCAAGGTACGGCCGCCGGACATAGCCATTAGTAGGTCTCCCGTCTATTATTCCATGACGCAACGACCTTGTCGGTGGCTTTGCCCCACTCCCTCATGGCGGGTTCTTTATAGGATGCGCCGACACCTTTCATCCAACCGGTGCCCTCACCAAATGCCACAATTGCGGAGTTCGCTCTAGGGTCTGTGCTGCGGCGTGTTTTACTTTTCACGCCAAACGCCGACGGGGTTTTGATCATGTTTACTGACGCGCCCTTGCTGTAAGCCCTAAGCCGGTTAGCGCCAATAGTCACGACAGGGATGCGGTCGGACTTTGCTTTTACGGTGCGCATGATTTTGTCGCCCCAATTGCCCTTGGCCTCAAGGGCGGCCATTGACCAGGCTGGGACCATGAGCCGCCGGGCAATATCTACTGACGCTTTGCGTAGTTCGCTTTTGCTTTCCTTGTCGAGTTTGTTTAAGTCGCGAAGAAATGCGCGAAGCCCCGGTACTTGCATATCGTTAATGCCCCGAACTTTTGTCGCCACTTGTAAACACCTCCTCGACTAGCGTCGTAAACAACTGCGGGTCATACGTTAGGACTTCGTGCACTGGCCGGTTGAGTGCAACGGCCAGCCGGACCACTAAGCGCCGGAATGATCCGGCTCGATAGGGTCCACGTTCTTACCAACGTCCACCTGGACCTTGTTCTCCCTAGCCCATGTGCGAACCTCGGTTAAGTTTTTTGGTTCCTTCCCGGTGACGCCGATATAGGCCAGGGTGAGCCTGAGCCCGTACTCTGCGCCCGTCCCTATTGACTTTTGGCTTAGGTCCTCCCATAGCCACATATCCGCCGCAGTGGCCTGGTACTCGACAGCCGGTTGACCGTCGAGTACCACCACCATCGTCGGCAGCATTACGAAAGCACCAAGGTGCCGACGAGAGACGCGCTACAGGTAGCGACGCCTGCCGAGTCGTAAGTGACCTCGACGGACTCTGGGTACATGTCACCGGTGAAGGTGCCAGTGCTCCCGGTGATAACTACGGCGACATCCGTCAGAGCTGTGACCGCGTCCGAGAGGGTGTTGTATACGTCGGAGTCCCCGTCGTAAAGGAATGACAAAGACGCCGCGCTAGTGAAGTCTGTCTGTGTGAAGTTCACCCCGCCTAGAGTCTTGGTCCGCACTACGGTGCCGGTCTGTGTGATCGTGCCGTCGGTGATTTGGTCGGATACGTCCCCGGCGTCTAGTGACACCGTGAAGGTGTATCCGGCTACTGCTACTACTGCCATGATGTTCTCCTATGTTTGTTAAGCGTCGATTATGTGGGAGGTTGTGGAAACTTCCGAAACTAAGACTGCGGTGGCGCCGGTGTCGGTTATTTGTGGTGGCGATATTTGGTCGATTATGAAACTGTCCCCGACGGCGACCGCTACGGCCTCGACCGCTTCCTCAAGTTTTTTTAGCGCGGCCGCATTGTTACGAGAGTCCACCACCACTAACACCTTGAGCCGGAGCCGATAGTTAAGGACTGACCCGATGCGCTCGGGAACTATCCACGGCGTATCCGGCACAATCACCAAGCACGGCGGTATTGGTACGTTAGGTGCGACGTCGTGAACCTTGTAGCCGGTGACCGTAGCTAGTAGCCCTGCTAGTTCTAGCCTGGCATCCGTCGAGAGGGCGTTGGGCATCTCATCCCACCATCCCCGCTGGGTTCATAAACGGACCTATTAGGGCGTAGACCCGACGGATTAACCAAACACTTAGCCGGTAGGGCCCTGGTGTGAAGTCGACCGAAACGATCTGCCCACCAACCGAGGTGCGTGCCTGGTATATCTCAATCCCGACTTGTAGCGCCGCCTCTTTACATGCTGCGTTCTCGGCGGCTAGTGCGGTGGCGGTTAGGAGATTACCGACAGTAAGTTGCGCAGCTGAAGCGGCTTGATTAAATCCTGCCGTGTCATCCGCGTAGGTCAGCTGCAGCGCATCCGCCACATTTTGACCTGTCACTAGTGCCATCAGTAATCCCCTAACCTAACCCGGTTTAGACGTTTGTCATTCTGACAATGCCTGCTGGCAAGAATGGAGCGGTAACGCCATAGCCGTAGATCGCGATATCGCGTCCCAACTTTCCGGCATTTTCTGCACTTGCTAGGCGTGGGCCGTCCTCGACCCAGCGGGCCGCGGCGCCGTTCGTGACAATCGCGTTATAGGCCGCATTGCTGTCAAGGTAGACGGCGCGGATAACAGGAAGCCCCGACACGTTGACGCGCAAGGTGGACGCGGTCGCAACACCTGACACGTTCTGGACCGTGTAAGGCTCTGGCTGGAAGGTCGACCAACCGCCAATAGCGGTAAAGACTGCCGTTGAGACAAATACCGCGGTAGCGGGTGTCCCTGTAGCGTCCTCGACACTGACCGACGCCGCAAATACGGCCTCGCGGAATCCTGCGCCCGTGGTGTCGGCCGCAAAGTCGTAATCTTGGATACCGGTGCCGTCGTCCCACAGGTCGGCCGTAAACTTACGGTCGGTTACGGTCGCATAGCTTGCGGCCATGATGCGGTTATGTGCATCAAGGTAGGACGGGCTTGACCGCTGCAGGAGCTGGTAGGAGATGTCCGAACCGGCCGCGTAGGTGTCGAGTACTGCGGTGCCCTTTTCGATACTGATCTGCACCGAGTTTACTTCGTCCTTTTCGTTTGCCTGCGCTTCGACGATGTCGGTGAGGACGCCGTCAAAGTATGGCCAGTTAATGTCCATGCCGGTCACGCCTGCGGATTGTGGCCCGCCGACTCCCTGAATTACGCGGCGCCCGAGGTCGATAATGCCCATGACCTGCAGCATCCAATTCGGGGGCAATACGCCGGGGTTGTCGCCGGTGACCTGGTCGAATAGTGCGCGGCTCTCGGTCTCGCCGTTGAGCACTGCCTTGGAGTAGTCGCCGAAACTGCGGTATTGCGCGAGCGGGTGAATGGGCTCGGCGGTGAATGCGCGGGCCTCAATCTTTGCGACACTTTCGCGAACCTGCGCGATAGCCTCGCGGGCTTCCTTATCCTCGGAGACCACTACGGCCTCGTCAGTGGTCTCTTCTGGATCCATGTTCGTCTCTTCTCTTATAGATGAAATACCCGCACTTGAATAGGCGGGCATATGGGTAAGGCTTGTCTCGAATAGTTGAGCTGAGAGGTGCCTAATTGTTGAGCCTGTCTTATTCCGTAAACTTTTAAGCGGAGCAAACCCCACGCTCAATCCCTTGACCGCTCCGGCTTTCGCTAGTGTCGCGGCGTCGCGCCCTTGGACGGTGTCGAGAATGTTTGCCGTGATGTAAAGCCCGTCGGGTTCGTTAGATGCGTCAGTGATGACACCTACCGGGGCGTCATGCCGCCACGCTAACGGTTTGCCAATAACACCGGCAGGGTCGAACGCGCCAGGTGCAAACGATTCTTCAACACCTGAGATTGTCGTCGGGGTGTCGTAGGGTACGGCCCGCCCATACATTGTCGCTATGACGCCGTCGGCCCGGTCCTCCCGATAGTCGACAACTAGATCGAATGGGGTTTCTGTCTTGTTCATATCGTCACCTCAAGGTCGGGTAGATCGAGCAGTCCTCTAATTTCGTTAGGGGTTAGCACGTTCAGCGGGATAAGTTGCGTGGCCAGCGCCGCAATGTCGGCAGGGTTACTACGTAGGAATGTCGTCGTGTCAAACTTGACCTCCCTGCCGCGTGGCGTGACATCGTTCATGCTGAGGCGTTGCGCGATTGCCGTCATGATCGGAGTTAATGAAAGGTCGAGGAGTTGCCGGTAAAGGTCCGTTCTATTTGAGTAGACCAAGGAACCACCTGGCACACCGGCACCCACCCATACCGGGTCGAGGTTGCATAGCCGCGCCATCATTAGGGCGGATTCTTCGCGGGCCGCTACGAGTTGTAGGTCGGCCGCGTTCCATCCCATAGCGTCCGTGGTGATCGTCGAGTTGACGTACGCGGTAGTGCGTGACTGTCTAGCGGTCTCCCACGCATCGAGGAGCGCGTCGACGGCCGTGGCCGGTAGGTCTGCTCCGTTATTCTTTAGGACTATTTGAGGTAGCGGATACTCTGCCATTTGCTGAGTAGCGGCCTCAAGTGCCGCGGCGGTGTTGATCGCGGCCGCGCCGGTCACTAACCAACCGCCGAGCCCGTCTCCGTCAAACCTGATCACCTCGGAGCCCGGAATCATTAGGCCATTCCACCAAACAGTCCCTACGGGCACCTGAAATTGGATATCGGCAAATGGGTTAGGGTTCTGCAAACTGACCTCGGTGAAGGGCATGCGCTCAATCGACGCCGGGAATCCATCCCACGTCCTCGACGTGACATACCAATACGCCGTGTCGTATTGCAGCAGATCTTCCACTAGGCGTGTCATCTGTGACCAGTACGTCCCGATCGTGCTCGGCTGATTAAGGAATGAGCGCGCCACCACTTGGTCGACGCCGACATACTCGCGCAGCGGGAACGTGGCAATCGTGTGTGAATAAGTCTTGAGGGCTTTTACGTACGCGGGAACCTAGTACGCGGACGACACTATCGAACGGTACGGGCCGGACGCCGTAATTGATGCTAGGAGCGCGTTAGCCTCCCTGACTGTCGGAGCATCCGCGACCATTTTCGACGCTGCCTGGACATCGCTGAAGTTCGCTTGGGATGCTCCGACTAGTCGGAGCCCACGGGAGAGTAGAGCCACACCCGCATGATCCCACGCTTAGCACACTCAACCTAGTGTCGTGGGATGTCGGGGTTATCGGCGTGTCGCAGATCGTGAGTAGATCATCGGCCGCGGTTTAGGTTGCTTAGTAATTTGTGCCAGGGCGAACATGACGGCCCGAGCCGCATAGACCCCACCGGATCCGGCAACACTTGAGAGCACCCACCCGCCGGACCGTTTGCTGATCGTCGACCGCGTAAACTGATCGAGCAGGGCGGGGTCGCCGTCGTGCCGAATCGTGCAACGATTGAAAGCGTCAAGCATCACCTGGGTCGCGATCTGTGCCTCCCGCTGGCCGACGATTCCGTCGGAGTGTGAGGTGAGCCGGTCAATATATGACGGGGTGATAGCGACATGAAGATCGGGATTTATTGCCCGTATCTCAGCTAGGCGTTCGTCGACATCTTTGATGGTTCGGTGTGTTGTGACTTTCACGCCGATGAGGTTTTGGCCGGTTACCCACGCGATGGCGACCGCGTGCGAGGTCCCGTCAAAATCTGACTCACAAGCCACGGCCCAATGTTGGTCCACGTCGAGCACCAGCTCTGGGTCCTCGCAGGTGTCCCACACGCCGGAGCCCATCCAATGGTTGTCTTTTAGGATCCATTGGTTAAGGTATTCGCGCTTAAATGCTCCGGGGTCGATTCGCTCCCACTGTTGCCGTAAAAACTTCTCGCGCTTTTCTGACCAGTCGGGGCTACCCCATTGCCAAGTAGAGACAAGGTCGGGGTCCGCGTCCGGTGGCGCCGACCATTCCAGCAGCAGCTCCGAGGTCGGTGTGTTCAAGTTATCTATCGCCCGCGCCCTCGCGCTTAGCATTAACTCGCTCGACGAGTCACCGGCCGTTGACACTAGCCACAATTGTGGTTGGTTACGTTCCGCCATTGTCGGCGCTAGTGAGTCCTCGATGACACGGCGCTCAATCTTCCACGCCTCATCCGCAAACACCATTCCCGCGGAGTAGCCGACTCCCGCGGATTCGTTAGCGGCGTGAATAATCCAGCGTCCGCTAGGAATGTTAATTCCCGCCATTGTGTTGCCCCACCTCGCTGCTTTGGGTCCGTACTTTTCTACGGCCCATTGCATAGCCGGCCTGATAACTTCCATAGCGGTCTCACGCTTATTGGCCACATGGATAATCGTTTGTTCCTCACCAAACAACTCGGCAT